TTCGTGAGGACTTAGAGAACGTTATTTATGACATCTCTCCTGAAGAAACTCCTTTCTACTCATCGCTAAAGAAGGTGAAAGCAAGTAATACATACCACGAGTGGCAAACTGATTCATTACGTTCAAGTGCGGCTAACGCTCACATTGAAGGTGACGATACAGCAGGTGAAGCAAGAGTTGCTACTACTCGAATCGGGAATAGAACACAAATCTTTAAAAACGCAGTTATCATCCCTGATACTGATGAAGGTTTGGACAAAGCAGGTAGAGCGGCTGAGATGGCTTACCAAGTGCTTAAAATTGCTAAAGAGCAAAAGCTAGACATTGAGAAGGCTTTGTTTGATAACAATAAGTACGAAGTAGGTACAAATACTGCGGCTCGTGAACTCGCAGGATGTGGCGCATACGTGAAAACTAATGTTTCTAACATTGGTACTTCAGGTGCAAACCCTACTGGTTCAGAACCGGGTAATACAGCTCGTACAGATGGTACACAAACTGTGTTTACACAAGCAGACTTTGATACTGTTATGGAGTCTATTTGGACAAATGGTGGTAACCCTGATACGGTTTACCTAAGTGCATTCCAAATGAACAAGGCACTAGGATTTACTGGTTATAACAACCAACGCTCTCACATTGAAGCGACTAGCAAGACTGTTGTTAAAGCTGTAGACATCTACGTGACTCCATGGGGAACTGTTGAATTCACACCAAGCAGAGAAAACAGAGGTAGAGATGTTTGGATTATGGATTCAGACATGTGGGCGTGTGGTGTTCTTAGACCTACTAAGAATACTGAGTTAGCTAAGACTGGTGACTCAACTAAACGTCAAGTTCTTACAGAGCTAACGTTAATCTCGAAGAATGAAAAGGCATCAGGACTAGTTGCTGATTGTACAACTTCATAATCTGAGGTAAACTATTAGTGTGGGGAGTCCTCCTTAATCTCCCCACACTTTATAAAGGAAAATATGAAAATAAAAGAACAAGTACGATACAACCGAAAAGAAGATAAAATTGAAGTTGCACGTACATTTGATGCACAACCTAGCCTAGACAGAGCAGAAGATTTACGTAAGGCAAAAGTTGGTATGACTGGAGAAAATCGTTTAGTAGGCTCTATACCTTTACACATCATGGCTCAATGGTGCAAGGATGCAGGTGTACAATGGAACGATATTGAAGCTCGTAAAGAAGTTGTCAGAAAAAACATATTAAGTGGAGAGTTTGACAAATTTCGAGTATGGCAAGGTACTTTTTAAAAAATAATGGAGTAAACGCATGGCAGATACAACAACTACTACTTTCTCCCTTGTAAAGCCAGAGGTTGGTGCTTCTGCGGATACTTGGGGTACAAAACTAAATACTAATTTAGATAGTATAGATAATTTACTAGATGGTACAACAGCAGTAAAACCTAACCTAACCGCAGGTCAATGGAAAATAGGTGGCACAGCGATTACAACAGATGCAACAGAACTAAATTATGTTGATGGTGTTACAAGTGCAATACAAACACAGCTAAACGCTATTACAGCAGACGATTTTGTGACAAATGCTCGTATGGCAGTAAACTCAATTGACTCAGACCAATATGTGGATGGCTCTATTGATTTAGCACATATGTCTAGTGAATCTGTAGATGAAGATAACTTAGTAATTTCTAATGCAGGTACTAACGGATATTTCCTACAAAAACAATCAGGTAACACAGGTGGATTAACTTGGGCAGAAGTACCTGAAGGTGAAGATTACATTCCAAATGGTTCGGTTATGGCTTTCTTTCAAGCTAATGCACCTACAGGATGGACAAAGGTAACAACACAAAACGATAAAGTATTAAGAGTAGTATCTGGTACTGGTGGTGGTACAGGTGGTGATTGGGCAATGACAGCAGGTGAAACAACTTCATCTCACGGTGGACACGCTCACTCGTCTGCGGCACACACGCATACTGGAGCGGCGCATACACATAGTCATAACTTATCAGCCGCCGCACACACATTAACTACTAATGAAATACCATCTCACAGTCATAGTGGTGTAGTTACATCAGTTGCTACTGGAAATGTATATAGACAATATCATAGTGGTATTGTTAGCAGTAGTTCAGGCAGTACAGCAAATACTGGTGGTGGTGGTTCTCACTCACACAATTTGTCAGGTTCAATATCAAGTGGAGGAGATGGAACAACAAGCTCAACAACTCCAGGAGATACTGGTTCAGCAGGTTCACACACACATACAATAGCCGCGCCACAGTACATTGATGTAATCATTTGTAGTAAAGACGCATAGGAGATAATATGGCAACATTAACAATAATAAAAGACGATAAATGGGTAACTGTAGATGGTTATGGATGTACGTTAGATTCTGTATCATTATCTGCAAATGTTCACGCTATTCAATGGGATGGTTCAGCAGGATGGATTGAGTACAATGATGGTACTGCTAATGAAACAATAGACAGTATTTCAGCATATTCAACTATTACAGATGACCACGCAACTAAAAAAGCCGCAGAAGAAAAAGCTGTTACAGATGCGGCGAATGCTCAAACAGCTTTAGAAGCCACTTATGGGTGGAAACGAAATAATGATGAAACTACTAGTTATGCTTCTATTGGTGACCAGTTAGACCAGCAATATAAAGATGCAATAAATGGAACAACTACTTGGAAAGATGGTATTGCCGCAGTAAAAACAGCACATCCAAAACCGTAACAATAAAATATCATATGCTGTATACTAATACAGCATATGAAAGAAAGTAAATATAAAATTATTGATAATGCTTTACCACCTGATGTTTTTAGAGAGGTAAGTAATTATATTATGAGTGCAGGGTTTCCTTGGTATTTTCAAGACTCTATAGCAAATGCACCTGAAGATGAAATTCTAGATAGTAAACAAAAACCATGGAATTTTTATATGTCTCATAGAAGTTATGGTAATGAAACTCCAACATCATATGGCAATGAAATGATTTTTGAATCGCCTAATATTTGGAACATATTCCAACCAATATTACAACTTCTTAAAGTAAAAAGTCTTATAAGAGTTAAATGTAATATGTATTTAAGAACTCCTGAAATAATACACAGTCCATCTCATATTGATTTTAATTACGAACATAAAGGTGCATTGTTTTCTATTAATACAAATAATGGAGCAACTGTACTAGAAGATGGAACTGAAATAAAAAGTGTTGCAAATAGATTATTGTTGTTTGATGGAAGTAAACCACATCACAGCACAACAACATCAAATGCAGATAGACGAGTTAATGTAAATCTTAATTATTTTTAATGCCAAAAGGTAAAAAAGAATTAGAAGTAGAGTTTACCTGTCCTCTTGGAAGTGAATGTGAAGAGATAAGGGATAACAAAATCTACAGATGTATGTGGTACACTAAAGTTGTCGGTGAAGACCCTAACACAGGTGAAACACACGATGATTGGTCTTGTGCAATTAGTTGGATGCCAACACTTCAACTAGAAATGGCTAGAACAAACAGAGGACAAACTGCGGCATTAGATAGTTTTAGGAATGAAACTGTTAAAGGACAATCAACATTTAATCAATTAATTGCTAAAGCACAAGGAGTTAAACTTAAATGAGTGGTGAGAATTTTGTAAGATTATATGATAACTGTCTTGACCAAGAAAGTTGTGACAAAATGATTCATGAATTTGAAGAAGCAGAAAAAGCATCTAAAATGTATTCTGATGACGAGCCTAGTATTCTTAGAAAAGATACTCACTTTAATCTTTATGATAGAAATCCAAATCTAAATGAGGAATTTAATAGTTTATTAGATGTTTATGTTGCAAAATATTGTGATGATTTTCCTGTATTGAAAGGATGTAGTATTAGTTCTTTTTGTAATAAAATGCAAAAAACAGAATTAAGTGGTGGTTATCATAATTGGCATTGTGAAAATAATTCAATGGTTACTTCATCAAGAGTTTTAACTTGGTTATTTTATTTTAATGATGTTACTGAAGGTGGTGAAACTGAATTGTTACATTACAGTATGCGAGTAAAACCCAAAGCAGGTAGATTAATTATATTTCCTGCTTACTTTACCCATACACATAGAGGTAATCCACCAATATCGAATAATAAATATATAGCAACAGGTTGGTATCATTTATCATAATGTCTAACAGACGTATAAACAACACAATAGCATTTGGCATAGTAGCCTGTTTTTGGATTATATTTGTAATTCCTGTATCTGTATATGCTGTAGACGAAAGCTCAATAACGCAGAATACGACATCTACGGTGACTACAAAGTCAGAAAACGAAACGACAGTAAATTCTCCACCGCCAAGTGCCATATCTCCAAACGTAGGTGGAAACAACTCAGACCTTTGTACTATCTCATCGAGTGGTGCTTTAGGTACACAAATCTTATCGTTAAGCCTTGGAGCTACGTATACAGAGGCAAATTGCTTGTTGTTGAAGAAGGCAAGGATGCTCTACTCAGCCGGTATGAAGGTGGCTTCTGTTAGCCTTTTATGTCAAGACCCTGCAATATTTCAAGCCATGAAAATGGCGGGAACAAGTTGTCCATATGAAGGGTTAATTGGCGATGCCGCCGCAAGAGCTTGGGAAGTACACACAGAAGACATACCAGTAGAAACACGCGAACATGAAAAGTCTGCACAGGAGAAAAGAGATGATGCTCTCAAGATTATGGGTGCTGTTGCTTCTGCTATCTTACTCTTTTAGCGTACACGCATACAGCTTCGGATATACACCAAACGTAGCAATTAGTGGCTTAGAATGGACAATGACTCCAACCTATCTAGGTGCTAACGGTATTGGTGGCATGGATGTATCAGGTGTTACCTACAAATACACACCAATTAAAAACAAAGAAGATGACTACATTGTAACTCTTGAAAACGACAAAGTAGGTGGTGGCTATGTGTTTCAAGATGTACAGGACTGGTCACAGCGTGAAGGAGGAATAGAAGTTAGAAGAACCATAGCGTTGCCCTATACTCCTATTGCAATATTTGGTGATGGTAGGCTCAAGCAAGAAGGCACAGGTAGCATAGAAGGCGCTAATGTTAGATATATCTATAGGTTTGATCCTTGTTTCGATCCGCAGAGCGATCCTAACTGCCCTGGTTATAAAAAGCCACCTCCACCACCTTTGCCTGAGATTCCTGATTACGATGCATTGCAAGATGAGTCAGTAGCAATAGCACAAAAAGAAACAGATCGTAAGTTAAGCAAAGAAGATCAAGCTGAAAAAGAAGAAGATGAGGAAGAAGATGAAGAATCACTAGAGTTTATGTTGGCTGATGTAGAAAACGCTATAGCAATGGCAAATGAAATAGCACAGTCAGTCATACTTCAACAGCTAAACAATGTAACTAATTTAACAAACTATTATGTGTCTACAATACCTGATAA